CTGCGCCAGCGCATAAGACGCATTCTGGGCGGTCGCCGCATGGATATTTTCTCACGCGCGCACGCGATGTACGCACGCGATGGAACCACCGAATGTACTCAGCGAATGTACTCAGCCGATCGCATCAGTCGATCGAACGAGCGCGAGAACTTTAAATGGCCGCAGACGTCTGCCAGACCTGCTCGTCACCCGACCTCGCGGCGGTCGACGCCGGGCTCGTGGCCGGGACGCCGGCGCGCCAGCTCGCCAAGGCCTATGGCCTGGACTACTCGAGCGTCCTCCGCCACCGGCGCAACGGGCACGTCGGCGGCGTCGAGTTCGGGCCCGCGCCGGCGGGCCGCCCGGGGCTCGCTCCTGGCCGTCTGCCGATCTCACCTGCACCGGCCGCGCCCTCGACCGCCCGGGAGATGATCGTCGCCCTGATCGCTGACCTCGAGGCGCGCGACGTCGTGGACGAGCAGGGCCGCTCGGCGCTCGGTCCGACGGCCTACATCGCCCTGCAGAAGGAGAAGCGCCTCGCCTACGAGTCGCTCGCCAAGCTCGAGGGGCCGGCCGGGCCGCCCGTGTTCGACCCGGTCACGAGCGCCGAATGGGTGGAGCTCCGGGAGGCGATCTTTGGCGCCCTCGCGCCGTTCCCGGAGGCGCTCGAGCGGGTCCTCGAGGCGATCCGCCGGCTCGTGGGGAGGGACGGGTGAGCGCGCGCTGTCGCTGCTACTGCGGCTGCGAGCGGCCGGATCCCCAGCTAGACGACGCGACGTCGAGCGACCTGACGTGTATGGCCTGCGTGCTCGGCCGCCACCTCAAGGCGTCGGCGCCCTGCTGTCCGACCTGCGGCCGGCCCTGGGACGTCTCGTACTCCGGGCCGGTTCCAGCGGCCGCCCGCCCGCGGCGGATCCGCTTGTGACCCGCGCCCGGCCTGACTTCGAGGCTGACCTCACAACCGGCGAGCGCGTGTTCGTCGCCGACCGATCGCGACACGGTCTCAGTCCGGCCGAGCTCGCCGCGCTCCTGGCCAGCCAGGACGGGCTGTGCGCGATCTGCCGCTCGCCCAACCCGGGCGCGCCGTCCTGGCCCGTCGACCACGACCACCGCCACCACCCGGGGACCTACGGCTGCCGGCTATGCGTTCGAGGGATGCTCTGCACGAGCTGCAACTGGCTCCTGGCCAACGCCAAGGACAACCCGGTGGTCCTCCGGGCGGCCGCCGAGTATCTTGAGCGGGCAGCAGCGCGTCGCCGCTGGTAAGGAGGTCGAGATGGGCTCACCCGATCAGCCGAGGGACTCGCGAGGCCGCTGGGGATCCGGCGGCAATGACGCCGGCGGCAACGGCGGTGGCAAGGAGACGCTCACCAGCGGCGGCGGCGGAGGCGGCGGCGGATCCAACCCGTTCACCAAGGGCCAGGGCCAGGCCGGCACCAGGACGGCTCGCCAGCAGCGGACGGTCGACGCCCGCGCGGCCCGGAGCTCGATCCGGATCACGGCCGCCATGATCAGGTCGGGCCACCGCTGATCCGCCATCGCCGATGCGCTAGAGTGACGGCACTCAACGCAGAGGTGATGCGGTGGTAACGGACGAACAGGTCGGGCCGGGCTGGGCGAACAGGATCGTCGGCCATGGCGAGGAGGCACCCGACCAGCTGGTCGCCAATCCGGCGAACTGGCGGACCCATCCCAAGGGCCAGAAGGCGGCGCTCGCGGGCGCGCTCGACCAGGTCGGCTGGGTCCAGCAGGTGATGATCAACCGGCGGACCGGACGGATGGTCGACGGCCACGCCCGGGTCGAGATCGCGGTCGCTCGCCACGAGGCGAAGGTCCCGGTGGTCTACGTCGACCTGTCGGAGGAGGAGGAGGCCCTCGTCCTCGCCACCCTGGACCCGCTCGGCGCGATGGCCGGCTCGGACTCGGCCAAGCTCGCTGAGCTCCTGGGCGACGTCCACGCCGACGACGCGGCCCTGGATCGGATGCTCCGGGATCTTGCCAAGTCCGCGCGGCTCTTCACGGTCGGCCTGGACGACGTGCCCGAACCGCCGGCGGTGCCTTGGGTTCAGCCGGGCGACCTCTTCGCGCTCGGGGATCACCGGCTGCTCTGCGGCGACTCGCTGTCGGCCGAGGACGTCGTCCGGCTTCTGGCCGGCGCCGAGCCGACGCTGCTCGTCACCGACCCGCCCTATGGGGTCGAGTACGTGGCCGGCGCTGGCGCTCCGGGCCCTCGATCGAAGGGCCACAGGAACGTATCGATGGCCGGCGACACGATCAGCGACTGGTCGCCCGCCTTCGAGCTCGTGCCGTCGCTCCAGGTCGGCTACGTCTGGCACGCCGACACGAAATCGCCCGAGGTCGCGGCCGGTCTGGTCCGGCTCGGGTTCGAGCTCGTGGGCCTCGTGATCTGGGACAAGCAGCAGTTCACACTCGGTCGCTCCTGGTATCAGTGGCGCCACGAATCGTGTTGGGTGGTCCGTCGCAACGGCGGCCGGTTTCTGGCCCGCCGGCGCGACCAGGCGACGATCTGGCACGCGGCTGCGAGCGCCGGCGGCGAGGCGGTCCACCCCGGGACGTGCTGCCTCCACCAGGCTGACGTCTGGGAGGCGCCATCGCCGCGGCGGTCCCGGTCGGCGGTCGATCACCCGACCCAGAAGCCGATCGTGACGGCGCAGATCCCGATCACGAACCACCTCGACAAGGGCGGCCTCGTCTACGAGCCATTCTCGGGATCCGGCACCACGCTCATGGCCGCCGAGTCGCTCGGGCGCGTCTGCTACGCGATGGAGATCGACCCGCGCTACGTCCAGGTGACGCTCGAGCGCTGGGAAGGGGTCACCGGGCGCAAGGCGGTGAAGCTCTGATGGCCCGCCCATCGAAGCGGACGCCCGAGCGTCGGGAGGCGATCCTGCGCTCGCTCCGGATCGGCAACACCCGGGAGGCGAGCGCGAAGGCGGCGGGCATGAGCGCCGACACCCTGGCCCGCTGGATGGCCGGTTCTGCGGCATTCCGCGGAGAGGTCCACACCGCGGAGGCCGAGGCCGAGCAGCGGTTCCTGGGGTTCGTCGCCCAGGCGGCGAGCACCGACTGGCGGGCGGCCGCGTTCTGGCTCGAGCGCCGGCGCTACCAGGACTACGCCCGGCGTGACCGGATGACGATGCTGTTCGACCTCCGCCGGGAGGCGGCCGAGGTCGCGGCCGCGGCCGGCATCGAGGACGTCGACGCGATGGTGGAGCTCGCCGAGCAGATCGCCACCGGCCGCCGGTGACCCTGGCGCGCCTGGCGCCGGAGCTCCGGCGCTCGTACCTTTCGATCGCGGCCGCGCAGATCGCCCGCCAGCGGGACGCCCTGCGCGACCAGCTGATCGGCCCGGCCACGATGCCCGCCCGCCGGCGCGCCGCGCTCCTGGCCGAGGTGGTCCGGACCGGGCCGAACCGGCTCGCCGTCGACATGGACAACCGGGGCGACGTCGTCTCGACGTTCGAGCGCAGCTTCCGGATCCCGGTGATGCGCCTCGAGGTCCCGCTCGGGCATGAGCTCGGGCACGCCTGGCAGGTCGACTACCTCCGCGAGCGGATGAACGCGATCGTGCTCAAAGGGCGCCAGGTCGGCGCGTCGACGTGCGCCGCGGCCAAGGCGCTCCACGTGGCGCACTACCAGCCGGGCTCGCTGGTCGTGATCGTCTCGCCCACCCAGAAGCAATCGGGCGAGATCGCGATCCGGTGCAAGGCCGGCCTGCGGAACATCGAGCGCCATCCGCTCGAGCAGGACAGCGCGATGACGATCCGGCTGGCCAACGGCTCCCGGATCATGAGTCTGCCGGGGACCGCCACTAGCGTCCGGGGCTACTCGGCCCAGCTGCTGATCGTGGACGAGGCGGCCTACGTGGACGAGGACACCTGGACCGCGGCCCGGGCCGTCGTGGCGACCGGCGGCCAGGTGCTCGTCCAGTCGACGCCCGCCGGCAAGGCCGGCTGGTTCTACGAGCTCTGGACGGCCGGCGGCCCGGCCTGGGCCCGCTACCACGTGCGCAGCGAGGAGGTCCCGACGATCAGCCGCGACTTCCTCGAGTCGGAGCGGCTCGCGATGGGCGACTATGCGTTCAAGGCGGAGTACGGCGCCGAGTTCCTGGCCGCCGGGGCCGGGCTCTTCGATGGCACCGCGCTCCGCGGGATGGTCGACGCCAGCTCTCAGCCCTACTTCGGAGGTGGATCGTGAGCGACAGCCACTTCGAGTCGCCCGAGCGGGTCCTGTCCGAGGCGCAGCGCGCCTACCTCGAGTGGTGGTGCCAGCACTGCGCCATCCTGCTCGGCCTGGCCGGCTGGAACGTCTCGGTCACGGCCTTCTGGCACGGCCGCGACGATGCTCACGCGGTGTCCCACGTCCAGGACGCGGCCGACTACATCGAGATTGCGCTCGACCGGGGGTTCCTCGAGCGCCACGAGCTCGCGCAGCGCCGGACCCTCGCCCACGAGCTGCTCCACCCGCATTTCTACCGGATCACCCGGCTGCAGGAGCGTCTCGTGGAGGGCGAGCTCGGCCACCGGACCGAGGCGATCCTGGAGCTCGCCGTCGAGCTGCTCGAGGAGCAGACGATCACGAGGCTCGGCGACGCGATCGCCGAGATGCTCCCCGCGATCGCGATGCCGTCATGACCGCCTGCCCTGGCCCGCTCGGACTACCGTTCGGGCCCTGTGAGAACTGCCGTCGTCCGCTCGCGCTCTACGCCGGCCGGCTCGAGCACCGGCGCGGCCGGATCACCGGCGTCAGCCCGGCGCGCTCCGACCCGCTCTCGCTCTACGAGCGGGCCCAGGCGATGGCGCCCATGGCCCGTCGCCGGTTCCTCCTGGGCCTGCCCTGGGACGAGCTCGAGGCGGCCGGGATCTGCGAGTGCGGCCAGCGCCTGGCCGGCCACCCGCCACTGCCCAAGCCCGCGCCGCTCCGATCGAAGGCCAGCGAGGACCGCCGGCAGGTCTCGCCCGAGGCGCAGGCCCGGATGGATGCCTCGCGCGTCCCGGCCCAGGCGATCTGGGGATCCCAGCCGCTCGGCGCGCGGTGAGGCTCCACATCGGCGTCTCGCCGGGCGGCGGGAAGAGCCACGGCCAGGCGGCGATCATCTTCACCGAGCACCGCGAGACGGCACCAGAGGAGGCCCGGATCGCGCAGGGCCCGGGGATGCTCCACACCGTCGTCCACATCGAGCGCCAGGCGCCGATCCTCGAGGTGGTCCGCGACCGGATCGTGGAGATCGCCGGGCGGGCCGAGGCCGACCGACCGTGCATCTTCCTGGACGCGGCCGGCGGGCTCGGGGCCGGCCTGGCGAAGATCCTCGCTGACCTCCAGCGCGCCGGTAAGTTCCCGGCCGCGCTCCACCGGCCGCACGCCTACACCCAGCGCGGCCAGCGCCGGCAGGGGCTGGTCAACGCGATCGTGGAGGTCTACGGCGGCGATCGCCTTCGGTTCGCTCCCTCGCTGCCGCTCGGGCCGGAGCTGATCAAGGCGCGCGAGACCTACGAGTCCGAGGTGGCCGACGACGGACGCGTATCGTTCGCCGGCGACGAGGGGATGGTGCTCGCCCTCGGCCTGTCGCTGGCCTATGCTCGCCACGGCGCCCGGCCGCGCTACGTCAGCCGCTCGGGGATCGTCTGGGCCGACCGGGCGGCCTGCCCGGACCCGTACTGAGGAGAGATCGATGGAGTGCGTCGTCTGCCACCGCCGGATCGCCCGCCGGGCGCCGCGCGTGCTGGTCCTGGACCCGACGCCACGAGTGGTCGATGCGACCCGCGGCACCCGCCAGCCGACCCTGCAGCCGGCCCACGCGTCGTGCGGCGCCGCTACCTACCGCGCGCCGGTGCCGCGGGCGTCGTGAGCGAGGTCCGGCTGGTCGCCTACTGCGGCAAGGCGCTCGGCTCTAATCGCCGCGAGAAGCATTCCGACCAGGAGCCGTCGCGGCCCTCGGCGCTCTGCCGCTCCTGCTACGACCGCTCGGTCGGGACCGAGCGCCACTTCGCTCGAGCGCAGCCGGGCGAGCTCTGGCACGTGCTGGTCCCATGACCCTGCGTCGCGGGATCCCGGCGATCGTCGTGCAGGTCGACTTCGAGGAGCAGCTCGGGCCCGCGATCGAAGCCCACACCGAGCTGATGGACGACGCGTATTGGGCGCGGTTCGTCCGCAAGCCGTTCACCTGGCAGCGTTTCACGACGTGGTGGGCCGCTCGCCGCTGGGTCATGCCTCGAGACCCGCGCCGCTGGTAGTAGACTCTGGCCGATGAACGCCAGCCGGATCCCGGTGCTCGAGCCGACCGTCCACGAATGGGCGTGCCCGGCCTGCGGCCTAGAGAAGCGGACCCGGGAGGTTCGCCCGCATATGCCGATGCACGACTGCGCCGGCGCTCGGGGGATGACCATTCCGATGCTCGCGGCGGGGACCAAGGCGAAGATCGAGGCCCACGACCGCGAGGACTACGTCGGCTCTGAGCTGGTCCAGGCGGATCCGTCGGGCCGGCCGATCATGAGCATCACCACGGAGCGCGACGACGGCCGTCTGGACGTTCGGGTCTACGCGCCAGCAGCTCGAGGAGGGTTCGTCTAGTGGCACCTGACGGTACGGGCGAGGCGCTCCCTCCGAGCGTCATCGCTGAGGACGGCGCGGGCGTCGCGCCGGAGCAGACTCCGGAGGAATCGGAGGCCGTGACGGCTGCCGAGATCGCCGAGGCCGATCGGATCGTGACCGCGGCGGAAGCCAAGGTCGACATCCAGAAGGCCCACCTGGCCGGTGCCGAGGCTGAGCTCGAGTCGGCTCGCGCCGACCGGGAAAGGCTGGGCTGACCGATGGCGTGGACCACTTCGAAGATCTTCCAGGCCTTCATCGCCGATCGGATGAACAACGTCACCGCGATCGACCTCGACACGGACGCGCTGATCGAGGCCGCGCTCTTCGACAACACGATCACCCCGGACGCGACCGTCGCCTCCGCGTCGTCCGCCTATGCGGCCGGCGTCTGGGCTGGAGGCGGCGTCGTCTCGGGCACTTCCTGGCCGGCCCTCGGCCGACCGCTCGCGTCGATCACCAGCGCCAGCGCTGCCGGCGTCTACAAGTTCGATGCCGCTGACACCGTGTCGGCGGACGCGAACGCGACGCTGACCGCCTACGGCGTGCTGATCTACGACAAGACGATCACCACGCCCGTCTCGGGCCAGGGGATCTGTTTCAACTGGTTCGGCGGCGCCCAGACCGTGACCGCCGGGACGTTCACGATCGTCTGGAACGCCTCGGGGCTCATGACCCTGACCCTGTAAGGTCGGGCTCGGAGGGCCGCCGGCGCGCGGCCCTCCCGGAGGTGAGCGATGGTCGACACGAAGGTCTCGGCCCTGACGGCCGTCGCGTCAGTGGTCGACGCCCAGCTGATCCCGGTCGATGACGCCGGGGCGTCGAAGAGCGTCTCGATGCTCCAGCTGAAGGCCTACATGGGCGACCAGCTGGGCAACTGGACCACGGCTGCTCAGAGCCCCGCCGCCGCGACCCTGACCTACATCACCGGGTCGAACATCGCCGTCCCGGTGGGCAAGCTCCGGATCGGGACGCAGTTCCGTTGGCTGCTCGACGTCAGCAAGACGGCCTTCGGCACCGCCGTTCGCACGTTCCACGTCCGGATCGGCACGGCGGGCACAACCGGCGATGCGGCAGTTCTCACCTTTACCGGCACGCTGGTCCCGACGGCCGTCGCCGACAACGGCGTCATTGAGATCAACGTGACGATCCGCGGCCCGCTCTCTGCGTCGTGCATCGCCCGTGGCCTCTTCCGCCTAACGCATATGCTCGCCACGACGGGCCTGTCAACCCGGGCGACGGAGATCCTGGCGGTGACGTCGAGCGCGTTTGACGCGACGGTCGCCAACCTGATCGTCGGCCTGTCGGTCACGACCGGGGCAGCCGAGGTGCTCACGTTCGAGCAGGTGATCACCGAAGCGAAGCAGCTCTAGTGTGGCCGATCGCTATCTTCTGGAGTCGGGCTCACCGGACGGCTATCAGCTAGAGGACGGCTCGGGCGTCCTGCTCCTGGAGTCCGGGCCGGCCCGCGTCCAGGAGGCCTACGCCAAGGGCAGCGGGTCGACCACCCTCGTCGTGACCCTGGCCACGGCTCCGGCCGCCGGCAACGCGCTCGTCGCCTGGATCACGGACCCGTCGGTCAGCGCCACCCGGGCGTCGGGCTCGGGCGGCGGCGTCACCTGGGCCGAGCTCGCCAACCGCGGGAACAGCCACGAGATCGTCGTCCTGGCCGGGTTCGCCGCGTCCGGAGCGGGCGGCACCACGCTGACCTTC